CGTCAAGATTATCCGCAAGTGGAGTATTTTCTAATCCAGGTGTATATAATCTTTTGAGTTTATTATAAAATTCTTTAAGAAATAGCGCACTAAGATTTTGAACACTAGTTCCAGCAGAATGAGATTCCGCAACCGTTTCAGAAAATACTAGTTCCTCTGGATCGTTAGGTGCCCTATATGAGGTAATACCAGAAAAACCACGAACAACACCAGTAAAGGAATTTGTAGTTACTCCAGTATATGTAATAACTTCATCACCTAATTTAATTAATCCGTATTCTTGCGGAAAACCTTTGGTGTTGGTTACAAATATTTCCGTATCTGTCGTTGAAATACCAACAGTTACCGTGGACATTCCAGAAATGACATCTGGAGTCAACGTTTCTAGTCTGAGGTATTTGTCAATATTTTCACCGAGATCTACTGGACCACCAGCAAATTCTTGCGATGTATAGTAGGTTTGTAAAAAATCCACTACAAGCGGATTTTCATCTTTAATAAACTCAGGGAGTTGACTGTTTACAACATCCTGAATTTTAACTCTGGTATCAAAGACAGAATTGGTGTTTATCATTTCCTACTTAATTGTCCGTTGGTATAACTGGATGCTACAGGGAACCCTACTCCTGAAATTTGTTCACCCGATGAAATGGTGTCCCTTGCCATATTTATGGTGCTATTTGAGATATCCAGTTGCAAATACAGGTCTTTCAGACCAATAACATCATTGGATTCTGGAACTGCTTGAATTTCAATAATTCCGTCTGATTTAACTGTTGACGTTATATTAACTGTGTTGATTAATATTTCACCTTTTACATAATCAATGGTTCCTGCAGCGGGAACAACGACAATTGGACCAGCATCGGATTCTTTTACAATTGCAATAGCACCTTTCAGTTTATCTGCGTTTGGAACATCAGTAAAGTACAAAAGATCCGAAGATCCCTGTACTGTGAATCCTGTGCTCTTAATATTGTATCCTTCACTAACAACATGGAACTCATTTCCATAGCAAAGTTCATATTGCGTGAATGAATTCAAAACTGCCTTTAAATTTCTTCTAATAATCACTCTTGTGATGTTAGAAGTAATAGCTTCATTGGTATTGTCAATAATTTTTACAGTTTTACTATATTTGAACCTACCACCAAATTTATTCAAGTCAATAGAGTCCGCATAAGTGTTCAAACTTGATGTAACATCACTTTGAAGTTGATTTACATCAGAAACTTGGGCAGCATTGAAAAATACGGTTGATTGTAGTTCAATAAACAGAAGTTTCAGGTCTTCAATTCTTTGATTTACACCAGCGACTGAAAAATCCTTTAATTTACTCAAAATTTGACTTTTTGTGAAGTCAGATAAGAATGTTCCGTTTTTGGGTTTAATACTCAGTACAACAGTTCCAAATTCTGGGGGATCTAACTCTTCACCACCAACAACAGAGACAGATTCTGTATCTGGGTAAATTCTTTGGACAATCGCTTCATAATCTTTTGCAGTTACCGCTCTATATTGAGAGGAGTACAGTCTTGGTGCATAATATTTTACAGAGTCAATAGATTCAATGTCAGAACCATTAACTGCAGACTGATTCGTCGTTACAGATACTGTATTCGTTGGTAAAAACGTAGCTCCACTACTATTTGTTACAGTCCCAGTATATGAAAAGTTTGTAGGTCCATTTCCTGAAGACCCATCAGTTACAATATAAGAAACTTCAATAATAGAACCATCTTCTAACTTTTTACCAAAAATACCATCACCAAAAAGTAATTCATATCGTTCATCTGAAATTTCTTGAATAAGATAGATCTCAGAGATGGATGTAACGTCAATAATATTTTCTACCTGTTTATATTCTCTACCAACATTCTCTTGAGGACCTCTAACAGTCACTCTGATGGAACTTGTATCGATTCCTGGGTTATCTAAGATAAATCTCTGATCGACTGATGCATTGACCTGAAACTGCTTTGTAAGCAGTGTACCCTGGTAGACATCTATTGAACTAAACGATGCCCTTCTAGGTCCATTTCCGTTGGTGTCAGACCCTGTTAGTACACTAGTTGTGGTGATGTCCTCAGGAATCGAAAATATGACTGAACTATTATCTGCAGCACCAACAGCGACTAAACCCTTTTCAAGAGTTACAGTGGGGCTAGTTCCTGTATATTCAATATTAAAACTTACTTGAGCATTTGCAGATTTTCTTGATCTGGGAACGTATCCAATATTTCTAGCAAGAGAAACTACGTTTTCTCTCAACGTGGCAGAGTCAATGAACGACTCATTCACCACCATATTGGTGTTGAACGCTGTAATGTAAGTATTATATGCTAAAGTATCAATAAGAACAGCAAAGTTCGACCCTTCAAAGTCAAAATCGGTAAAATTCGAGTTCGCTCTCAAATAAGACTTAATAGAAGCCTTAATTTGATCAAAATCTAAGTTTGTAAACTTGGTTAGTGGCATTTATCTCGTAACCTCAAGTAAGAAGGATACATTTTGCGGTGGTAAATCTTGTCCAACAATGTCAAAAAAGACATTTACTTCAAAACTATTGTCGTCTGGTCTTGGAAACACCTCAACATTCAAATTTGCGGCTCTTGCTTCATAATTTAAGATGGTTTCTTCAATTTGATCTGCTATTACAGCCGCAGTACCATAATCACAAAACCCAAATAGCGTATCTCTAACGTCAGAACCCAAATCTGGGTTAAAAAATCGCTCAGTTGGAATAGTTTCTACTAAATTACGCACAGAGCGTGCGATTGCACGCTCATTTGTAAGCACAGGAAGGTCTTTTGTGATTGGGTGTGGTGCAAAAGACAGAGAAATGTCCTTAAATGCCCTAGATGTGCGATTTAGTGCCATAAAAAGGCATAATTTTAGATTATGAACCTATTTATCAGGTTTTCCATAAGTTGGTTCGGTTCCATATTCCCAATCATCGTAATCTTCGTCATTACGAATCTCTTCATGAAGCACAGTTTGACGCTTCATGTCATTAATATGGTCTCCAACGACTTCTCTCAACATTTTTTCATGCATTCGAGCACCTAAATTGTCCAAAAAGTCGCTTTCTGGTAAATTTTGCATGGGAGAATCCTCTCTGTAAGTCCGTTAGAACTTTTAGAGGGGTTGCTATCCCTTATTTTTATTTATTTTCCTCTTCTTGATCACGTTCTTTTGCCGTTTTCCAAAAATATTCATCTTCACGACCCATTCCAAGTCGTTCAAAACCATTCTCGACCTGATAATACTGAGTCGAAACCTTAAAATCGGGCATTTTTGGTTCGACAGGTGTCAAACTATTGTCAAAAATACGCATTCTGTTGTTTGGATAGAGAGCGTATTGCCCATTTTCAAGTTCAATGAGGTTATGTGACTTGTGTTCTGCGGGATTTTCACTTGTTGCATAGTCAATTACGTCAGGATCCTGGTGATAATTGTCTAAAGTGCAAATATAAGTTCCTTTTTGAATACCAAAGTCCCTTGTATACAGTTCATAGTCCATGGAACCGATGAATTGCTTCTGTACAGTGACTACACCATAGTCCATACAGTTCCAAAACTGTAGGTTGGGAAGATCCATATCAGGATTTGGAGTCTCTGGAGCGGATACAAAAGCACTGATAGGGAGTTTATCGTACATTGCCGCATATTCTGGCAAATACGTCTCAAAATAAAAAGTGCGTCCAGGTATCGATTTGCACGACACCCAGACGCCTTTAACAAATTCACCATGACCAGATTGATGATCTGTAAGATATTCTTTACGGACCCATACTTCAACTGATGGGAGATTAGCAATCAAACATGCCATGGTGATTTTACATTACTACATGTATGTATTACCCTTTACCTTGTCCCCGATACTTCTTACGAGCCGAGTTACGAGACGTTGAAGCATACTTGGTATTCTTAGAACATCCCTGACGGGTGCATTTGGGTTTACCTGGTTCAAAGTTAAGACCAGAAATACCGACTTTACTGCGTACTGCCATTGACCTCAATAGTTTCAAATGTAATTTCGGAGGGGTCTGGTCTACCAGTACTGTAATAAGACTGTGCCAGACCCTCCATTTCGTCGAAGAACTGTTCTTCTGTCAGATTGCTGACGAGCACCGAACCCTGACAGATGATATTATACAACGTCTTGGGTCGGTTTGTCATCAGATAACCCTCATCTTTTCATGACCGACACGAATGCGTGGGTCACACCAGATTTCATATCCTGCATCGATAGCATCGAGACAGAACGATACGTCCTCACCACACATATCCTGAACTTCACCAGAGTTGAAGCGTTGCATCTTAGGTGCGAACCAGGGATACTCCATCTTCTCATTCTCAAACACACCGTGCTTGATCAGAACCCAACCAAAACCAGTGTAGTCCACGGTGAAAGGTTTACGACGCTTGGACATCGTATCACCAGTTTCGTGGTTCATGACACCACCATTGTTCTTGAAGTCATCTTCTTCAAGCCAGTGAGCAACGGAAGAAGTGCTACCGTCTTCGGTCAGATACCAACCACAGGCAATCTCTTTCTCCATCAGAACCAACTGATAGAACTTGTCAGTATTGAAGACGATATCAGAGTCAATCCAGAGTTGATAATCATACTTCAGTTTCCCATCCCAGGGAATCTGATTGGGACCACGCAGAACGTTTGCACCGAGGCACTTGCAACGGGCAAAGTTCACCATGGAACTGTAATCTTGTGAAATTTGAATTTGAGCACCAGCACCGACCAAATCAAAACACATCTGAGTGAATGATTTCAAGAATGCGAAAGAGCAACCACGACCAGGCATACAGAAGACAATTGACTTGCCCCTGATCATTTCTTTTGCCTTCTCGTAATCCCACTCTCCACCTTGTTGTGCAGCAGGTCGTTCTGGGGCTTTTGCTTTAACAGTGAATCCTTTAGCCATAACCTAGAAAATCTACATCAGTATTCTAACAAAGTATATATCGTTTGTCAAACAAACCATTTAGTATCATAAGTTGAGTCTACACAACCATATTGACCAGTCGGTACAAAATTAAATGCCAACGAGTAACGAGGTTTTTTGCCACGGTGTAAGCCGACACGATGCTGCAAATAAGCAGGAAAAAATATAACCTGACCGTGCTTCGGACGATACCAACTGGACCCAGCGGTATACTCATTGTCATTTACTACGGGATGAATAAAGAAACTTCCAAGATGATCGAGTGGAGAGAAGAAACCTAAATCTCCTCCGTCTTCCTCATAGTCATCAAAGTAAAGAACTCCAGCATAGTAGCAGTTCTTATGAAAGTGTCTTTCAGAAAATCCACCAGGAAGCGTCTTCGTAATCCATGAGGTGGTGATACGAAACTCCTCCTCATACCGAAAGAAGTCTTCAGTAATCTGATTGAATCTAGACTCAATCTCTTTCTTTACTTCTGGATAGAACTCTAGAATCCTGTGATTGATAGTCGCATAAGATTTTGCGACATGACCAATCTCTTCACGATAGGAGTTGTCCTCTGTGTAGAATTCTGGGAATGATTCGTTATCAATGTAATTGTACTTTTCAGGTTCAATCAAAGAGCACAGTTCATCCTTTACATCTGAAACAAACAGATTTGAAGGAAATAACGGTACTGCATCATAAACTTTGTTCATAAAGTAATCTTGCCTCCTCGACAATCATATCGACATGTTCGTCAATGTTATCTTCATTGAGCGTAGAGAAAATTTCATCGAGTCTATCTATGGTGATATACCCAATACTATTATAACCTCTTTCGATTGTAATTTCTTCGGCACGTTCCAATGCCTGCATTGAATAGTCCATAAAATTTACTGAAAGATTTCTTCCCACCAAAAGGTACTTACGCCATATTCATAGTTAGTTCCAGTTGAAGCCACTGCTCTGTTCAGTCTATAAGTGTTAGCACTTTCTCCATTGGCACCAAACATGATTGTATATGTTCTTTCATCGGTGCTATTTGGTTTGTCAACGTAAACAAAATTACTCATTCTAGGAGTGCTAGAATCATCACCATCGTAGAGATCACTAATGTAATGATTGTATTCTACAAGACCTTCTGCTGCATTCCGATTATATCCTTCATACCCACTACGTCTGATAATGGTAGGAACCATATTATCACTCTCATCTTCAATTAACTCTGCAATCTTAAATCCAGTATTATGAGTATTTGGTTCACCAAATATATTCCAATGAATGACAATTAGACTATTTGTAAAATATGGAGTAATCGTTACTCTTACAGGACTAATCTCTACAAAGTATTGCCCAAAAACGGTATCAGCCGATGCCCAGTTAACACCATTTGATGCTGCAGCTGTATAAGTGATGTAACCATTTGCCATTCCATCTGCACGACCATAACCCCTTTGAACTACTTGACCTGTACGATAGTCAGATGCTTGAATACCAGCGTTAGGATCAGGTTTTCTTTGATATCTGGCTTCTACCTCATCCTTACTATAGACATCGGAGATTTGACCAGTTACTACTAGATTACCTTCGACCGTACTGAACTTACTATCTGTAATACCAGATTCTATTTTCATGACTTTCTAAGAATTAAGCAATTGTCTTCTTCGTCAATAATCCATTCTAAATCATCACCTTCTTCCCATCCGAGATCTAAAATCATCCACTCGGGAATTACAATCATAGGATCCCCAGTTACAGGATCGACCTCTACGGGTACAATTTCATGCCCATAATTTTTGTCCATATAGTTGATCCTCACACTGTTTTTATATATGGGAAAAAAATTTTGAAAACAAGTGAAATCGTTATAGCGATCTCGATTTGGGTCGTTTATAGCTTAGGAGGACCCATTAAATTATAAAACCCCCATCGCAGGCACGAACGGCACAACGAAGGGGGCATAATACTGGCGAGACACTGATAAGAACTGCCAACGGATTCACTGCCCTCAGTATAACACAAGGACTGCCAGTTGTCAACACTTAGTCACGCATAATACCTGACAGCTAACTGCTCATATTGGTCCTGCTGTGTATACTCATCATCCTGCCAGTAGTCATCAACAACCTCACCCAAATCATAGGACTCGATGACACTCTCATAATCATCGAAAGTATACTCATCCCCCATAAGAACTGCCCCTGAGTAACACTAACGTATTATACCATATTTATCAGAAGACTGCCAAATTATCGGGGC